ACAACTTTAATTGTATCACCATCAATGACACTAACGACCGTCGCAGGCTTGGCATGAGCAGTTGAAACAGCAAGTAGAATAAAAAGTATTATAATTTGATACATATCTTTACACCTGTTGGTTGATAGCGAAAGCACTCACAACTTATACTGGCCCTGCCGTGATCATCAAATGAGAAACATGGACCCGGTTCTTTGCAATATCGATCCTTGACAAAATGCAAACCATCGTCATTTTTCTTGAGTAACTGCAAACTGTCTTCCGAAATCACCCGCATAACTTTCTCCTGAAAGTTGAGGTAAAACTCAGTCACAATCGTTGTCATTTGGCCAGTTACAGACTGGACATCTTGATCCGTAATACTTATGTCCGCAATGAGAACAAGTTACCATTGCATCAACACTGATTTGCTAGTATCACCGAATGGTGCATGAAGATAAATTCCTTTATGACTCGTTCCAATATCAGAGTCACCTTCGCCATTCGGAGCCCCATTGCCTGGTTTAAACACGAAGCCATACATTGCTGCTCGACTGTCGCGATTACATGTATCTTCTCGATCCCTGCAATTCTTAGCTGTGCTTCTGATCGTGAAGGTTTTGCCAGACGAAAAAGTAAATTTAACTGGCCCTGGACCAAGAGAATCACCCCTTGAAGGTATCCTCCACGCCTGCCGCTTATTAGCTACATTGTAATAGCCGTATGATTTGCTATTTTTATATACTCCAGGAGTTACAGGACCAGTTGCCTCACCAGCTATTCCACTCTTAGCAACATAGGTTATTCCGTCAGCCATCTTGATTACAAAACTCAATGGTCTCGCATATTGATCGCCAGACTTAGTCAACAGGAAAACCGGAGAACCTTTATATGGCACTCCCAGTCTTGCAACTTCACCATTGACTGAAACATAAGTAACTGATCCTGCCTGCAAAGTCCTGAACAAAATGCCTGCTGAACCATTTCCTTGATCAGTTGACCGCTCGAAGGTAATTGCATGTGGAAATATCTGATTGCCTGATGGTGGAGTAACAGGCGGTGTAACAGGTATATTTCCTGGAAAATACTGAGCACAAAGTGATGTACACTCACCCAAAGATTGAGGAATCGTCACAGCATTAGCTGGCAATACCCATAGTAAGACAAGCGCCAGAACCAACCGGAACATCAGTCTACCTCCTCAATCTGACCTTCGGGCTCAACTGGCTCAGCTATTTCTTCAGTAGGAATAGTCGGCGGAGTATCTGGAAAAGCAGGAGCAGTGGGCGTGGTAGTTGTAGTGGTGGTCGTAGTTGCAGGATTATTGCTATCTGTCTGCCGCATGTCATTTGTCCACTTGCTTAGAGCATCTTTAATCATTCCAGTTGCAGCAGTCCCGCCATAGGCTCCAAGCGCACTGTCAGCATTGGAATCTTGTTTAGAATCTTCGATAATAATAACTGTGTTTCCTGCACCACCAGAATTTGACGATCCTGCTCCACTCTGGCCAGGACTTACTCCATACTGGCCGACTACTTGAGGGCCACAGTTGCCCGGAACCCCTTGATTGATTGTGTAATCAGCTGTCTTTATGGTGCAACTCGTCAACAACCCAACAGCCAAGGCTACTCCCAAAAGTCTCTTCATTTCTTCCCCCCCATATTAAGTTGGTTTTCAATACCATCTATCAGCCCATCCTTTGCAATGCTCAAGCTCATGTGTCAACAAGAAACTCGGAGCCCACACTTCACATCTCTGAACACCACCTTTACCGTCTGGGATCACATCAGCACATGCCCAGATCCCGCCGAAGAAGATCATCGTGAAGATCGGTCGTTCTTTGAACATCTCCCAGTGGCATTTTACCATTGCGACGGGCAACGGTACCTCGTTGATTTCAAGCTCTGGGATATCCCGCAATCTTGTCTCGTGGGTAATCTCTGGTAAGAAACTTCCTCCTGGCAGCGGTGCACAGCCGATAAGCTGTGATGCGACTAGCAAGATGGCAATACCCCAGAGGATGCCTGATATGAGTTTCTCAGCTAAACTCATTTCGGTGTGACAGAAATGATTCTCGGCTTTGGTCCCCAGTCATTCAAAACATAAGGCTCAGAGTGCAAGGACTCCTGACCATCTGCAAAGGTTGCAGTCAAAGTAAACGATGTGGATTTCTTCACTAATGTAACATCGCATGATCCGATGCGGACAATGGCCGTGCTCCAAGTGCATACCGCTGCACCATCTTGATAGAGCTTAAATCCAGTGTGAGGCATATCTGAAGGCGGTTCGTAGCCCCACTCGACAGTCAGGTTGCGCTGCCAGCCAGGAGCGGCAGAGACTGAAAAAGGGACCAGTAATAGAAGAAGGACTACGAATAAAAGTTTTTTCATATTGTCTCCATTGAACACTTTGTAATATTTGGAACCTCAACCACATCCACCATCGTAGGCTGCCAGATGTTCGACCATGCTGCAATCGCCTCAGCCAATGTCGCGCCGAGATAATCCCCGATTGCTACCAGATCACGCTCCAACCACCCGATCAGCCCGGATAATCCCCGCAGCGTCCAGGTCAGCCGAATACACCAGCGTCCCCTTCGGCCCAGTCCGTATCTTCGGTGTCGGCACCAGCGTAGCCAGATCAACCACAGCCTCGCCGGTGAATTCAGGTATGGCCTGAAACTCCGCGCCGAGTGGGGCCTTGATGGTGACGGCTGGATAGGTGGTGCCTGCGGTGACTGTGGCGTGGATGCCGAGGGGGCCGGGGATAGTTAGCGGTGCCCTCACTGGAGGGGTAATGAGATAGTTCAGCCGCGAATCACAGAAGTTAGCATACTCAAGATGTCCGTCAGTAGATGGATGTGTTCCGTCTGCAAGATCACCGATCTCCAATATGTCAAGTCCGTCAATATAAAATGTGTAATCCCTGGCCTGACATGCGGTCTGTATCGCCGCCCTATAATCTCCCAAGGTGTCGCCGAAATTATTGGCGGTCTCTGTGCTTCTGAGCAGCGGAGATTGACAAATAACTGTTACCGTTGGAGCCAGTGCGTGAAACGCATCGAGAACGCCAGTATATCTGGTTCCGAAATCTTCCGCTGATTGGTCCTCAAGCCCGTAATCGTTTGTCCCTATTGCAAGCCAGAGATAATCGGGAGAATAGCTAGCTAACCTCGCCGCAAACGCTTGAAGCAATTCAGGAGTGCTCGTGTCCTCAAAGAGACTCCTGAACCCCCACGCCTCGACCATCACATCGAAACCGTGAGTGTTCCTGACAATTGCAGGATACCCGGCATATTCTGAATTAGTTGCGTTTCCTCCGGCTGTAATTGAATCACCGTAAAACAGAATCCTGCCGGATGGAAGCGATGTATCTACTACAAACGAGGCACCATCTGGGTACGACACGCTGTCAATGAAACTACCGAGCACGGTTGCAGCCGGCTTACTTTGCAGGCCAGCAACAATCTCAACGACCTTTGTCCCTGCTGCCATTGAAACAGCAAGAGACTTCTGCCCGTTGGCGGTGAAAACCAGTGGGTCATCTGCCACGCCATCTACAATTACCCCGAGATGTGAGTACGATGGATAACTAGCATATAGGCTGGTTGTCCCGGTAATTATAATATTTTCTGCATCCGTCGAAAATTTGAACCTTGAATATGTTGATTGCCGAGGGACAGCGACATTATCATATCCATTATCATGGAGATCAGATGCCTGGACAGTGTAAACATTTGGAAAGGCAAACACGCCGAGGGCGGTTGCATGTTCGAGGATTTTTGCCTCGCTCAGATCAGTGTAGATAGCGAGGTCAGATACATAACCAGGGCAAAATGATCCAGTACCGGCCCTCGACATGAGATAAAACAACTGGACAGCGCTGAATAATCCTGTGTTGTTGGCATCTGTCTGGTATTCCAATGCAACGGCCAAACCGTCAACATAAATTGCCACCTCTTGCGTTGATCGCGTCATATCATATACGCATGTCACCAGGTGGAACGAATCCGCTGCCTGCATGGTATAAAACCCAAATGACAAGCCTACATTTCCTCTCAGTAATCCTGCCCCTTGGGTATTGTTATTGTTCCTCGGAACATAATTAAAGGTTCCGGCGTTGGATCCAGCATTCGGGCCCAACTCAAAAGCCATTTTGGAGACGGTAAGGGCGGGAAATCTGAAAACTCCCTCAACGACAATTTTTGAATATCCTAGAGGGAGTGCTGCGGCACTGACTGCAAAATCATTAGAACCATCAAAATAGATCGCTTTGTCCAGTTGCCCCACAGATCCACATACCGGGCCTCCAGTTAATGTAAGGTTCACCCCACCCACAGATGCGACTGCGGCTGTGGCACCGGCCGCCTCCTGCATCGGCCAGTAATGCAACAGTGTCGGCTCTGCTTCGATCAATGCTTTATATTCTGCTGCTGTCGTCATATCATGCACCTCCTACATAAGCGGCGCAACCTGAGCCATCCGTAAGTGCTGGTATTCTCCAGCCTACCCCGATAACATCCTGCAAATATATATCAAGATACTGAGATCCATCAGCCACACTGAACCCCGCCTCATTTGCCCACATCGTCCCGCTCCCATCAACCCTCTCAGTAATCGTCGTACCCACGATCCCGACCAAGTGATGACCATTACCGCTCGCGTCCATCTCCGTGGTCTGGCCGACATTTATCCCCTTCCAGCTCGCCCACAACACACCATCCCGATGCACATCAATATCCCAGCAATCAGGCCCAGGGAATGTCAAAGTTCCAGCCACGCTGCATGTGGGAGCGTCGCCGGTGGCGGTGATGGTGTCGCTGATCTCCAGGCCGGTTACTGTGGCGCTGCCCGCGCCGAGGAAGCCGCTGGACTTTACTTGTTGGGTGGTGTGGGAGGATGCAGGCGCTCGGGCGATGAGTTTGCCGTCTACGATGGGGCTGTTGGGCCAGTAAGCCAGGAGATTCGCCTGGTCTGGACCCGTAGTTTCGCCCCCAGCAAATCCCCGCGAATACCCCTTGAAGATGCTCTTGAAAATACTCTTAGCGACAGCCATCAGTCCACCAGTTGCACACCGACTGCGTTAGCCGTTACGCCCTTCACAAATTGCAGAGTGATGGGGGAGTCTACCTTCAACGGCGGAGAGGTGGCGGTCATGGTTACGGCTGTGCCAAATTCATCGTATAAGGTCAAAGCTACTCCAGCATCATCAAGTATATTCACTGCAATCGTTTCTGCCACAAGAATACCGGCAACTGCAATAGTCTTCGGCAACGAATGAGCTGGGAAATAATGCCTCTCGGTTGCAGCCGCAGTTTGCTTAGGAATAATCATACTCATAATATTCTCCGCTAGAATAATTGTTATTGGATTAACTTTTATATTAACACAAAACCTGTAATAATAAAGTTTCCCTTATTATTACAAGTTCTTTTTTAATATGACCTAAGCGTTAACAGTACAAACAGAAGAAATCAGAAGAGTTCCATCAGGCTTGACAAACACAACCCAATAATCATCAGCAGCAGCAGTAATAGTCAGCCCAAGCAATCCAGCCGCAGTAGTCGTAAACAAGCTCGGCCCTGCACTACCAAGATTAGTAAGTGCACCATTAGTTAATACAGCCAAAGTCGTATCAGCCAAATTATGAGTCAATCCAGTAGCTACTTCACTCAAATAAAGCAGTCCAGATACAGGAGCCGTAACAGCATTACCAAAAACATCTTTGAAAACAAATTGAACTGCACAGGAACCTGATGCAGGAGTTGCAGTAGTCGTTACAGAATTAAATGAAGGAGATAATGAAACTCCTTCAAAAGTCGGACCGGTTCTACCAAAAGAATATTTTCCCATTTTACCACCCTTTCCTTAGAGCAGCGTTGGAAGATTGGGTCCTTCCAACGCCAGTATTAAAATTAGTCTTGACCGTTCACTTGTGAACACCAAGTTATCATGCAGCACCAGGTGAACCAAAAATACCTCGCGGATCGGACCAACCGAACGAACCACGGAAAGTCGCTTTGAACTTAGCATTCTCCGTATCGAAGTCATTCTCAGTTCCAAATGCATCCGGCCGCCTCTCCATATACTTCAGGCCATCAGGGCAGTTGGTCTTAATAAACCAAGCATCACTATCCGTCAGGTAATGATTCACAGCAATGCCTTGTGGGAACTTCTTCGATGCCCGAATAGCATTGATATCATTATTCGCGCTGCCGGACTGTCCAATAGATTCGAGAATCCTCATAGCGTCGAACTCAAGAGCAGTCGGGATGATCAACTTCTGAGGCATAATCGCGATCTTGAGTCCACGATCAGTAGTGAATGCAGCAATGTCAATGCAAGCCTGCTCGAGAGCTGCCTCACTAAGATCTGACGCAGTAGCAAGCTCATTCCGCCACGTACCACCAGATTTATTCGGATGATCAGTAGCACAAAGCTCCTTGCCATCACTATTAGTTCCCATAGTATAAGCAGCAGTAAACGCCCTATTGAGAATGTTAGCCCCAATGATCTCTTTGGTTTGCCGAATAGAGAAGGCCAGTGCATTTGCACGACGCAACGCAACTGTAACAGCTATACCATCTTCGTACATTTCCCGAGTAATAATAAATCCAAGACCGTACGTCACATGAGTGTAGCGACTAACAAATCCTTGCTCTTGCTCATCATATGCAATCCCAGCACCTTCAGTCTTTACAGCCGCAAGACCAAAACCAGTTACGCCAGCTTCCTCTTCGAAAGCCTTTGTAGAGTTAGTTTTTTCAAAAATGTCCAAATATTCAATCGGATACTCTTTATATTTCTGTC